TAAAATCAAGAGAACTATCCCCGATCTGGATCAGCAGATTATTGATGGCGACATTGATGAGGCGGATGTGGTGCAGGTTGAGGCTGATGCTGTCCTGCGCCTGGCCCGTAACCCTGAGGGTTACTTGTCCGAGTCGGATGGCTCTTACACCTACCAGCTCCGGCATGATCTCGCGGTTGGTAGCCTAGAGATCCTGCCTGATGAGTGGGTGTCTCTGGGTGTTACCCGGACGTTTGTCCTGGTCATCCCTAACCCCAACATCCCAGAATGAGCGTGTACATAGGGCCTAACTCGCCTGACGTTGACGTGAACTTGTGTCGTCACCGCGAGGAGGAGCTGGAGATCTCTCACTGTGTCCACGATTGGCGCATCCTCGGCAAGTGGGGAGTCGTCCCGAAGACAGGAGTTGGTTCTCTATGAGCTTACTTGATAGCGGCAATGTGGACATCCTTGTGTTCCTGGAGGAGACAGCCACGGATGTGGACGGCAACCTCATCACGCGCCCGTCGACTACCGGGACACCTGCTAAGGTCCGCATGGACTTTCAGGTGCAGACTGGGACGTCGGCCCGCCGCGCTGAGCAGGACAATGAGGGCTACGAGACTGAGCAGTCGTACGTGATACGTTTCCCAAGGTCTTGGACCACGGTTATTGGTGCGCAGTCGCAGGTGGAGTGGAACGGTAACCGATGGTCTATCCAGGGCGACCGCGCTATCTACAACCGGTCACATCGCACAGCTCACGAAGAGTATAAAATAAAGAGGTACTGATGGCTACCGTGAAGATCTACAGTAAGAAAAAATGTAACTTCGCCGCCTCGCACCATGTGAAGACCCAGGCATGGGTCGATGATAAAACCGACGACGTGTATGACAGGGCCGAGTTCCTCTTGGCTACGGCCAGGGCAACCACAAACTGGGTGAAGCACGATAAGTCCAGGGCTCACATTACCAAGATCAAGAAACGTCGCCAAGATGTTGATGGTTATGTGTGGATGGAAGGCGACAACGCTGTCGCTATCGAGTACGGCCACAGGCCGTCAGGGGCATACTCTGACGCCCCAACAGCCCCTAGTGGGCTTTACATTATAACAAGAGCAGCTTTAGGAGGGTGACATGAGTTCTTTACCACGCATTCAGAGCTTAGTAATACCTATCCTGCAGGCTGCTTTTCCCGACGTCCGCGTTGGGTCCTGGGTCGAGGACGTCGACTACCGCGTATTCCCCATGCTCATTGTGAGGCGTGTAGGCGGAACAAGGTACGGGGGTGGGCCGACGCAGTTTAGTTTTTCCACCATCGAGTTGTCTGCGTATGGGACAGTAGATCTGCCCACTACAGAGACGCTCTACGAGGATGCGCTCGATGTTCTTTACGACTCGGTCAACAACCAATTCGTTGAGGGCCTAGGCTACCTCCATTCGATCAAGGAGACTTTCGGAGCCACGCAGTTCTCCTCCTTGTTCCAAGACTCCTGGCGGGTCCAGGGCCTTATTTCCTTCGGGGTTCGCCCCATCCAATCCTAGAATGAAAGGCCAAATAAATGGCTTACAATGATGCAGCAGTATTGACTGCTGCTACCGGGTTTGTTTACACCGGTGATGTCGACAACGCCGCCCCTGAACCTGCAGAGCTCGGCTTAGGGCTGGATCTATTAGATCCTTCCGGCTGGACTGCTACTGGCTGGGCCGACTTGGGCCACACCTCGCGTGGGGACCTTCCTGAGTTCGGCTCTGATGGTGGCGACACTGAAGTAAAGGGTACATGGCAGAACGAGAAACTGCGCAACGTGGTTTCGGAGAGCCCAGTCGATTATGTGACTGTTGTCCTCAACCAGTTCGATGCAGACGCACTAGAACTGTATTACGGTGCTAATGCTTCGTCTGTAGCTGGCGTGTTCGGTGTCGCTGGCGACCTTGTCCCTATCGAGAAGTCTATCTTCATCGTCATCGAAGACGGTGATACTCAGCTAGGCTTCTGGGCACCTAAGGCTTCGATTACTCGTGACGATTCCATCACGCTTGCTGTTGATGAGTTCTCGGCACTTCCGATCAAAGCAACCTTCCTCTCTTCGGGTACCGAGAACCTGTTCGAGTGGATCAACGCAGACCTGTTCCCTAACGTCTGAGACTAGTGCCGGAGAGGTGGGTCGGGTGCGAACCTGGCGGGCTGAACTTGGCCCGCCTCTCCTCTAGCAACTGAATATCAAAGTCCCGCCGTCAATAAGAAAGAAGGCCCGCTGTGTCGAATGTGTTTAGTCTAGATTCCTTGCGCGAAGAAGTTGAGAAGCAGTTCGCGCCCCTGCAACTTGAGATTGGCTCCAAAACGGTGACCCTTTCCAACTTGATGCGCCTCCCTAAGCTGAGGCGTGACAAGGTTCTGGCCCTGCTGAAGGAGCTGGAGAACGAGGAGAAGGCCGACATCGACATGGAGGCGTTGTCTGTTGATGTTCTCGCCGAAGTTTCTGACAACCCGACTTTGTTACGTCGCGGCTTGAAGGATGAGCTTGCACTCGCAATGAAGATCCTTAACTTGTGGATGCTGAGCACCCAGTCGGGGGAAGCCGAGTCCTCATCGGACTGATGGATAAGCACGCCGACGAGATTGTTGGCGACCTGAAGCAGTACTATAACGTGGACGTGAGGGACCTTTTTCGGGAGGTTTCTCCGCTCTCGCCAAGGTACATACTTAGTTTGGTCTTGCAGTTGCCTTTGGGCTCTGCCTTCGTTGCCGCGCAGCGAGGTGGCGCAAAGTATCGGGGCTGGGACCACGCGATGTATGCGCAGGTGGCCCTCATCAACGCGGTGAGGACCCAGAACTACATGTTTGTGTGTGCTAACTCGAACCCGAAGAAGAAGAAACCCGAAGAGCCTGTGCCTTACCCAACCCCTGATGATCCAGCAGTGGGCGGTAGGCGTCGTAAAGGCCCGCCAGCCCCAGGATCGTTCGCAGGTACTGCTATGCGTTTGATCGCACGAGCTAGGAAGGCCAGGAAGAATGTCTGAAGTTGAGGTAGGCAGGATAACTGTCAAGGTGTCCCCGGACACCAAGGGTTTCCGCGGTAAGCTTGTCAAGCAGGTAAACCAAGCTGCGAAGGGTGTTAAAGCCCCAGTCGGAGCGGACTTTAATGATGATGGTTTGAAAGCTAAGACTGCTGCAGCCGCTAAGGCTGCGCGGCAAACGGTACAGTTCGATGCTGCTTTTAATTCTAAGTCTCTTCGCATGTCGAAGGCTCAGACTGCCGAGCTCAAGAAGCAGAGCCGTGTTGTGTCCGGTATGGCTCAGACTACTGGCGGCATCGCGCAGATGGCTTCCAGCATCAAGATGCCCAGCTTCGGCTCAGGAATCAACCCTGCTGGCTGGGTAGTCATTCTGTCTGCTATCGCTTATACAGCCGCGCCTCTGATAGGTATAGTTATGGGGGCCTTGCTGGCCCTTCCAGGGCTGTTGACGACGGCGTTAGTGCCTATAGCCGCGATGGCGTTGGGCTTAGAAGGGCTTAAGTACGCTGCGAAGCAGATCGAAGAGCCTATCAAGCAGATGCAGAAGGCGCTTTCTGCTAAGGTTGCCGACGTTTTCACCCCGATCTTCAGGGACATGGTCCCCCTCATCCAGCAGCTTACTACCCCGATGGCTGGCGTCATCGACGGTGTCGGCGAGATGGCGAGAGGCTTCACCGACGTGGTGGGCTCGGAGGATGGCATCGCGATGATCTCTAAGATCCTCGGCGACGTCCAAGGGTTCCTCACTCAAATCAGGCCGGGTATCACTGACCTCAGTGCTGGCATGCTGGACCTGATCTCTGCCTTCACTGGTAAGCCGTTGACTGACCTTGGTGGCTGGTTTAATGACACTATGGCTGACTTTAACGCCTGGATCAAGGAGTTGGGTTCAGAAGGGTTAGAAGATATATTTGCTGGGGTGGGCGACTCACTAAAATTGATCCTTGACTTCCTTGGTGAGTTGGCCCAGTCTGGGCTGGACTTCGTCAAAGACCCCGAAAAAATAAAAGAGTTCTTGAAAACTGTTCAGGACCTAGCTGACGCTTTATCGGGGCTGGTTGAGGTAGCTAACAAGATCCCTACGGATATGTTAGATCTGTTCGACGGTGCAAACCCGTTTGGCAAAGACATACCAGACACGCTGAACAAGCTGAAAGATGACATCGGCGCACCCTTCGAGGGCGAATGGGCCGACTCGCTTCGTGACGCCATCGGCTTCGGCGAAGACGGTTACTGGACCAACCTGGTCAACGGTATCACAGACCAGATCGAGGACGGGTTCGACCCGTCCAAGATCGACATCAAGCCTATTGAAC